AAAGGCAAAGCAAACGACTTACCGTTAATTATGGCGACAGAGTGTCCTCACTTATGGGCAAAATGTAATAGACGTTATATTTATTTACATCACTTTCATTCTAAACGCTCAAACGATATTGTCTCGGTTAATGTTGAAACAATGCGTTCGCCTAGTCCTCCAGACTCGTGGCATCACTCACAAGGTTATTTAAATTTACCAGCGATTGAAGGCTTTATTCATCACCCTACTGGCGGTCAAATTTGTAGATTTACACATTTTTTCTAGTATTAACATTTAGTTGTTAATTATTTTTTTTACTCTTTTTGTTATTTGTATTGTATTTATACATATATTTACAACATAAAACTAACAACAATGAAAAAACTTATATTACAAACAACAATTTTAACAGCCTCATTATATCTGGCTTATAAACTAACAATAACAATAATTTTAAATATAGCATAATGGTAAGAACATTTTACATACCCGAAGACAAAAGAGAGACAATGATGAAATTTGTTGAGAAAGCTGAACAAAACGGAGTTAGTTACTCTAAATTATTAGTCTCATTTATGGAAGAATATATAAACAACAAAAACTAAAACAATGGAAGCAACACCAACAAAGAGAACTTATCAATTTAAAGACGATAATACAGACGTTAAAGTTTTAATTGACAATACAGAAGGCAATCCTACAAAAATAGAGTTTACAAGCTTTCAAACTAATTATCATTTAATCGTTGACACTGGCGAATTTGATGAGGTTTATAACATTATTAACAAAGTAAAAGAATTGTTATGAGTTGGAATAGTTATAGCGAATACTTAGAAGAGTGGGAACGCTTTGAAGCGTCTAAAGACTTATATGAAGAGTTAAGGTTTTTAGTTGTTAGAGTAAACTTTAACAAAAGATTATTAGCATCAAAAACCTGGACACCTAGTCGCAAAGACATAATAATACACAAAGAACGATTCACACAATTTTTAGAATTATTTGAAGAAATAGACGAAAAATTAAAATTAATTAATTATAATTATTTCCCTAAACGACTTAAAACAATAAAACAATCAATAGTTAAAATCAAAAATTATGACACGAAAAGAACAACTAAACCGTCTCTTTATAGAGTACAACTTAGACGTTGAAGACACGTTTAAGCATCCTCATTATCAAATAATAACGAGGTCAGGAATTGACAAAATTCAAGCTAATTTAAATATCAAAATAGAATACGACTTAAAACATTATAACCCTGAGCGCAAAACTTGTGTAATAAAAGCAGTAGGACAACTTAATGACGTTATTATTGAGACATACGGAGAAGCAAGTCCAGACAACAACAGAAACGCTTATCCTGTTGCAATCGCCGAGAAGAGAGCAATGTCAAGAGTCGTCTTAAAACTATCAGGACTTTATAGTTTAGGCGTATTCGGCGAAGACGAATCTGACAATTTTGAAAGAAAACAATGATAAAAGAATTTAAAATAAGATGCTCGGCAATAGGTCAAATAATGACTAACCCAGCAAGGAAGACTGAAACAATATCTAAAACAACTATGTCTTATTGTCAAGACTGGTTAAAAGAACAAATTTACGGACGTAAAAAAGAGTTTAGTAGTAAATATACAGACAAAGGAAATAAAGTCGAACAAGAGTCTTTAAATTACGTTGCTGAAAACTTAGGTTATGACGAACTAATTAAAAATGAAAAGAGTTTTGAAAACGACTTTTTAACTGGAACGCCTGACGCAATACTTACAGACCATATTATAGACGTTAAAAACAGTTGGGATTGTTATAGCTTTCCTTTGTTCTTTGACGCAATACCAAACAAAGCATATTTTTACCAGGCTCAGGGATATATGGCTCTCACAGGATTAGATAATTATAAATTAATTTACACACTTATGGACACGCCTGACGAATTAATTGAGCGAGAATATAAGTTTAGTAATTCAGACAATTATGAGTCTTTTAGCAATTATTATAAGTATAGTCATATTGATTCTAAATATAGAATTAAAGTTTTTGACATTCAAAGAGATAACACTGTTATTGAAAGCATTTATAGTAGAGTTAAAGACTGTAGAGAATATATAAAAACAAACCTAAATAAATAAAAACAAATAAAAATGAATAAAGAAAAAACAATATACTGCGGAAGCGGTAAGACAATGTCAGACAAATGGTTAAAAGTAACTATTAACCCGTCTAAAATTAAAGACTACATTCAAGAGTTTAACGGAAATAAGTTTATAAAGTTAAATATAAACGTAAAAGACGAAGCAGACCAATACGGTAAAAACGTTGCTGTCTCTGTTGACACTTACAAACCTGACACAGAGAAAAAAGCAGAGCCTGTAAAACAAGAGTCTGACTCCTGGGAGTCATCTAACGATTTACCCTTTTAAGTTAAAACAGATAATAGATGAGTTCAATAAAAAGGAATTCGGAATGGTTCTCGAGTCTTATACAAGAATTGTTAATTGAAGGTTATACAATACCTGAATTAGCAGAGCAATGGGAACTAGATTCTATTTATTTATGTCAACTTTATAAGCCTGTGCCAGTTAAACCAATACTAAACTATAAAAGGGAGGCTTATTATAATAACGAGTGGGATTACGGTTCCACTCCTATTTACAAATGGGAAGACATAAGCAAAGAAGAAAAGGACTTTTACATTAATAATTTAAAACTTAATAATTAATGAATTTTAATAGTGATTTTAAATATGATTTAAAACTAGGCAATAAAGGCGAAAATTTACTTTATAACATTATTAAATTAAAAGGACAAACTATTGAAGTTAAAACTGACAGAGACGCTATAAAAAACAAATGTACAGGCAATCTTTTTATTGAATATATGTCAAGAGGCAAACTTAGTGGCATAAGCACAACACAAGCAAAATGGTGGGCGTTTGTTATTAGTAATGAACAAATAATTTTAATTGAAACTAATAAATTAAAAAAACTTTGTAAATTAAAAACCCTTAAAAGAGTTTCAGGAGGTGATAATAACACAAGCAAAGGTATATTACTACCTCTTAAATATTTAACAACATAAACAACAAAGAATAATGACAGATTTACCTTGGTTTAAATTCAACCCAAATCAATGGCTAACGGGAACAATAAGTTTTTTAAGCCTAAAACAACAAGGCTCTTTTATGAAAGTAGTCTGCTACTATTGGAGCAAAGAGTGCAAAGTTCCATTTGAACAATACAAAAGAATAATTCCAGACGATTATGAAAGTCTTATTAAAGTTGGAATTGTTAAACAAAAAAATAAAAATATTGTTATTGACTGGCTAGACAAACAATATAAAGAACGTAAAGAAGCACACAATAAAAGAGTTGAGTCAGGAAGAAAAGGCGGTAAGCATAGCTTAAGCAATACTAAAGCATTAAGAAAAGATAAAAACATAAAAGATAAATATGAAAATGATAACGTCTTAAAAGTATCTGATGAGGTTAAAAAACTTTTAACAAAATGATAGTAGAAGACGACAAAGCCTTAAAATATTTATATGACTATAAAGACGGTAAAATTAAACAAGGTCTTAAAATAGGTTGTAAACTAGATGAGAACTTAGTTTTAAAAAAAGGTGAATTTAACCTTTGCCTAGGCCTTGATAATGTGGGGAAGACGTTTTGGTTGCTTTGGTATTTTACAACACTTGCTAAAATACATAAATTAAAATTTATTATTTGGTCAGGTGAGAATAAGTCCTCACAATTAAAAAGAGACATAATTGAAATGTGGACAGGCACAAAATTAAAAGACTTAAATAAGTTTGAGATATTAAAATACAATAAAGAAATAAGTCAATATTTTAAGTTTATAGACAATAGAAAACTTTACAGTCACATTGAACTCTTTAACATTTTTGCAAAGTCTAACGCTGATGTTTGCGCCATCGACCCTTATACAGGATTAAATCACGATAGAAAAAACGTAAGTCAGTTTGACAGAAACTATAATTTTTGTAATAGTGCTAGAGAGTTCTGTAATAAAACAAAAAAGACTTTATTTGTAAGTATTCATCCTCAAACTGAAGCGGCTAGAAGAGTTTATCCTCCAGACCATTTACTTAACGGACATATACAAAATCCTCGAAAGGCTGACTGTGAGGGAGGCCAGGTGTTTCCAAATCGTGTGGATTCTCTATTTGTATGCCACCGTCTCATTTCACATCCTGACTTATGGCCTTTGACAGAAATACACATTTTAAAAATTAAAGACCGAGAAAGCGGAGGAAAGCCTACAATGTTAAACGAGCCTTTAAGATTTGATTATAATAATGGCTTAGGCTTTACAATCGGAGGAGTTAACCCACTAAAAAACACAGAGAATTATGGATGAGTTAGAATTGTTACTAAGAAAAAACAAATTGCATATATTAATTATTAAAGCAATGCACGACTGCGATAAGGGTAAACCATCTAAAAATAAATTGGATGCGTTAGAGACGCTTAAAACGACAATGGAGACTATTCATGAGTTGGCTGACTACAATAGAAACTTATTAAAAGAAGTTAGAAAGTTACGTTTAAATAACGCAGTACAGACTAAAGACATAGTTGAACTTAAAATAAAAATTAGTAAATTACAAGAGTTAAAACAATTATAATTATGAATGAAACAATAGACAACGTATTTTATTTAATGTTAGTGTCTCACTTTTTAGCTATAATCTCAGGAATGTGTTTATTAAAAATTATACAAATATATTTAGAAAATGAAGAAAAGGACTCTTAACGAATACCGTCAAGTTAAAGACTCAGTTTACACTCATATTTACGAGGATGAGTTAAAGACAAATAAAATATTAAGTTATATATTAAGAGAGTATTGTAAGAAATATCCAAACGACAGAGACTTAGGAGAACAAATAAGAAAACTAATGAACGATGGCACTAAACGCAAATAAAAAAGGTAAACGATTTGAGCTAAAAATAGCAAACGAATTAGCAAAAGAATTTAACTGTAAAATTAAAAGAACTCCGCTTTCTGGCGGTATGTCTTTTAAAGGAGACATTTTGTGTATTGACGATAATTCTATTATGTCAGAGTTTTCGTGGGAGTGTAAGAATCAAGAGAAACTTAATATTTGGAAAGCACTCGCTCAGTCTCGTAATGATGCACCGAGAGGGACTATTCCTTTAGTTTGCTTTACGAAAAATTTTGAGTTAGATTATGTTGCTATTGAGTTCAACGACTTTGTTAATATTGTTAAAGAATTAGAAGAATTAAGAAATGAAAATAAGTAACGAAGACAATATGGTTTTAATGTCAAGGTATGAGGATAACTACTTTGACTTGGCAATAGTTGACCCTCCTTATGGTATAATAGAAAGTGGAGGGCAAAAAGGAGGTGTTTCTGCTAAATTTAAAAACAGAGCCTATACCAATGGAAGTATAGACAAATGGGATAAGAAACCAAAAAGAGAGTATTTTGATGAATTGTTTAGAGTTTCAAAAAATCAGATTATCTGGGGTGGCAATTATTTTGATTTACCTCCCACAAGATGTATAATTTTTTGGGATAAAAAACAACCGTTTGAGAGTTACTCAAAGGGCGAGTTAGCTTGGACGTCTTTTGTATCTCCAACAAATTTATTTTCTTTTGACAATAGATATAAAGGAAAAATACACCCAACTCAAAAGCCAGTAAAACTTTACGAATGGCTTTTAATGAATTATGCAAAAGAGGGAGATAAGATTTTAGATACTCATTTGGGTAGTGGCTCAATAGCTATTGCTTGTCATAACTTAGGATATGACTTGACTGCTTGTGAACTTGACAAAGAATATTATGATAGTGCAATGAAAAGAATTAAACAACATAAACAACAACTAACAATATTTTAAATGAAAGAAACACTAAATAAAATTGCTGATATTATAGACAACTATAATACTACTGACATCTTTGACGGTCAGACGCTAAACAACCAATTGAAACAATTAACGTCTATGTTATATCACGTTGAGACGATAAGAACGAAAGCACATCAAGACTTTGAGTCTGTTATTCATAGTAAAGTAAAAGAGGGTTTTAGCGTTGCTAGGGCAACAAACGAAGCAAACGTTGCTGTTCCTGAGATGTATAGACTAAGACGTTTATTGGAATCTGGCTATCGTGTAGCTGACTCAATGCGAACTAATATAAGTTTTTTAAAGTCAGAAATGTATAATATTAAAAAAGATTATTAATTTTATAAAATGAACGACAAGCTAATTAAGAAAATAGAGAATTTTATTTTGTTTATTGGTCGAGAATATAAAGTTGTTCAATTACAAGATTTTAAACAGGATATAATTTTATTATTATTAGAAAAGGGAGAGGACTTTATTCTACAATTAGAAAAAGAAAACAGCATAAAGAAATACATTTACAAACTTTGTTTATTTCAAATAATAAACGAGAGAGGACAATATCAACGTAAGTATTATATACCTTCACACTTTCAAGACTTAAAAGATATAGATACTTATTCGAATAGTTGTTTTAAAGATGAGGTTTTAATTGAGTTAGTAAACTCATTATCTGGCTTAGATAAAATACTAATCGAACAACTCTTAATATGTAGAGGTATAAAGTCTTGTTTGTCTGAAAAAAGTAAAATAAGCAACTCAACTATTAACTTTAAAATTGATGAGTTGTCTAAAAGAATAAAACAAAAATGGCAATTAAACGAGTTCTATGGTTGAGATAATTTTAATAATAACACTAACAACAACTTGGTCAGATTACGCTAGACCAATGTTAAATATATTAGACTTTAAACCTTTTAATTGTAGCTTTTGTCTGACGTTCTGGATATCAATAATAGTTTTTTTTATAACTTTTAATCCTATTGTGTTGTCTAGTTGTTTATTTTTGCGTATAATAGAAAGACGTTTGTTATGAATGCTAAACAAGTAATAAAAATATACAAGTTAACAAGTGCTTTTCCGTCAACTATCGGAATAGACTTTTTAAAAAAAGAATTAGAACCAATATTAAAAGAAATTAATTCAGAGATGAGAATTAGTTGGGCTTGTAACAGTTGCGTTAAAAACCAAATGGCTCAATTATACGGTTGGTTATTAAGACAAGAAGAGACAGAGAAAAAAGTAGTAAAAAAGAAAACAGTTAAAAAGAATGTCACGAAACGAACTCGAAAAAAAGGGAAAAGTTAGCTATGGCTATTTTATAGACGAAGAGGGGCTCTTTTACTATTCAGAAATGAACGGAGAGGTTTATGAGATGTTTAGTATAAACGGAGTCTCATCAATGACATTAAACGACAATTACGACTTTAAAATTTTAGAATTATCATACATATATACAGATGAATTGGATAATAGAGAAGAAACTTAATGAAGAAATGATGAAAAGAAGACTAACATATAACGGAAAGCAAGTCTATATTAAAAAACTAGACTCAAAGTATGCTATCGTATCTCATTATAAAGAGGGTAACGTTAAGCAGTTTAAAGTTAATATAAAGCAGTTAGCAGATATTAAATGAAGCTAACACAAAAAGAAATAGCTGAACAAAAGAAATTGCACGGAGCAGAAACTGTAAACTATTTTGTAAGGTTTATGGAAGCGAGAGAGAACTGGCGAACATTGCCAGATTATTTTATTAAACAAGTGATTGAGAACAGTGACGACATTAGAGCTAATAAAGATACTGGAAAAGGAATTACTAGAAAAGACAAACGGAAAGTTTTGCACCAGTTGGCAAATAGAAAGATTAAAACTAGCACACGAAAGAAAGACGACACCTAAATGGGTAAGAGACTTAATAAAGAAGTATGAAAAAAAAGCTAACACCTAAACAGAGAAAATTTGCTGAAGAGTATGTTAATACAGGCAACGCGTCAGAGGCTTATAGACGCGCTTATGATGTTGGCAAAAACACTTCTATTGATACTATTAAAGTTAACTCGAGTAAGATGTTAGCAGACACTAACATATCACTAACAATCAAAGAGTTACAAATTAAACAAGCTAATAAGTACGAAATAACACGCAAAGAAGTCGCTGAGGGTTATTTTAAAATGATTAAATCGTGGGAATATCTTATGGACTTAGCGTCAAAAGAAAACCTTACTAAAGAGCAGAAATCAAAGTTCTATTTACTTAAAGAAATGGTTAAAGGCTCTGACTATCGAGGCGCTTATGATTCTATTGCAAAGATGTTTGGGTTAAACGCTCCAGACAAACAAGAGATTGAGCAGACAGTTCACAATATCAATATTAATATAAAGCGTGGAAGCGACTGAAATCTTTGAACGCAATTACGACAGTAAATCTAAAATCGTAGTCAATCGAGGAGGTACTCGAAGTAGTAAAACTTGGTCTTTAAATCAACTGTGTGCTTTGTGGTTAATTAGTGGCAATTATGGCGAAGACCAATATTGTTATGAAGGTGTATGGACAACAGTACGTAAATATCGTACGAACTTAGACGGAACGGTTGTCAGAGACTTTGAGGATATACTTAAAAAAGAGGGCTGGTATAATTTAGTAAATCATAACAAAACTAAAAAACAATATAGAGTCGGCAAACGTCTTGTTGAGTTTATAGGCGCAGACGATGAGCAGAAGTTAAGAGGTGCTAAAAGAAATATATTATACTGTAATGAAGCAAACGAATTAGAATACAAACAAGAATTTTTCCAGTTGTTAATGAGAACTGAGAATAAAATATTTATTGACTTTAACCCTGACGATGAGCAAGTATGGATTAATCAAGAGATTGAAATTAAACGTTCTAATGAAGTAGGAGACGTTGAGGTTATAGTATCTAACTATAAAAACAATTCATTCTTACCTAAGTCACTAATTAAAGAAATAGAATATCTAAAACAAACAGACAAAGAGTTTTGGAAAATATACGGATTAGGAGAGTACGGAAATATTAGTGGTTTAATATATGAGAATGTTAAATATGTTAATAGTATGCCAGACGCAAAACTTGTGGCTTATGGATTAGACTTTGGTTATAGCTTAGACCCTGCGGCCTGTTTAGCTGTTTACAAACGAGATAAGGACTTATATTTAAAAGAGATACTTTACGAAAAAGGTTTAACTAATCAAGACCTTGCTGAGCGTCTTAAACCTATTGTCAATCGTGAGGAGGTTATTTGCGATAGTGCTGAACCTAAGTCAATAGAGGAGTTATATAGACTAGGTATAAACGCAAAACCAGCTGTTAAAGGTAGAGACTCAATACTTAACGGAATAGATATACTTAAACGTTATAACATAAACGTTGTTAATAGTAGTAACTTAAAAAAAGAGTTTAGGACATATAAATGGGCGACAGACAAAAACGGGAACAGTCTACAAAAGCCTATTGGCTTAGACCACTTAATGGACGCTTTGCGATACGTTGCATTGATACATTTAAAAGAACATAATCGAGGATGGTATGCAATTAGATAAATTAATTTACAGAGGTAGAATAAAATAATTTAAAAAAAAGTGTAAAAAGTTTTGGTATTTATAAATATATTTATACCTTTACATTGTAATTAATTAAAACCAAACAAAATGACACTTTTTGCAAATTTATCAAACGGAGACCAAACACAAATTAAAGTTTACGGAGACCAAACACAAATTTTAAATTTTATTACTAACTATAACGGTATTGATTTAGGAAATGATTTAATAATACAAGATTTTGTTAATGACTTTGAAGAGACTGGAGTTATTTTACATAAAGATTAAAAAACTAAAACTAACTAAAGAGCCACCATAAAAAGTGGCTTTTTTTTTGTGCAAAAAAATTTAGTCATTATTGACTAAGCAAGGTTATTTTTAGCTCTCAACAGATGGAGCAGTCCTTAAGCAATACTTAAGCAATGCTTAAGCAATGCTCGAGCATTAAGAAGAGATAAGATAAGAAGAGAAAAGAAGAGATAAAAAAGCGATTTTTTTTGTATATTTGTTTTGATTTGGTTTAATTAAGGATTAAAAGAGGAAGTCGGCAAAAGAGCGTTTCCTCTTT